TAGGTTCACTGTTGGGTGTTGGGTTAGAGACCGTATTTTTACGCTTTTTTTTTTTTTTTTCAAGCAGAAGACGGCATACGAGATGTAGCCGTGACTGGAGTTCAGACGTGTGCTCTTCCGATCTAGGAGAGAATAATGAGCAAAATGAATGAAATATCTTTGGAAATTCAAGAGTTTGTTAATGATAATTTACAAAAAAAGTCTGTTGATGAAATTCTTAATGATGTCAAGAAAACATTTCAAATGTCTTTTGCTGTTGAATATGCAAAAGAATATATCGAGGAGGTGTATCCATGATTGACACATATACCGCAACAATCATTTCACTTGTAGCTTGTTTTGGCACTTATCTGTGGGGAAGAAGTTCTGCTACTGAACCTGTAACTGAAAAACTATTAAATATTTTAGAAGAACAGGGTTTTATTAAAATTAAAGTCAATCCCGAAACTGGCGAAAAAGAGTTACAAAAGGTTAAATGTATTTAATTTATATTATGGAAGTAATTGAAAATGACTAAAAAAGTTAAAGAAAGTATACCCGATCACAAAGATTGGAAACCAAGTAAGCCTCGTAAAAAACGTAAGCCTTTAACTCCAGAACAAAAGGCAGCAGCGGTAGAACGACTTGCATTAGCTCGTGCTGCAAGAAAACCAGCTGTAAATTCTTCTATCCATAGTTCTTTATTAGGACTACCAGAAGATCACTTTTTACATCCTGATAAAGTTAAGTCTTGGATTAAAACTCAAAAAAGTATTTTAAACGAAGAAAAAAGCAGTGTCAGGAGAGGTGTTTCTGGTGCAATAGCAAAAGTTGCTGACATAGAAGGTTACATTCGTCATTGTAATGCTTATCTTAAAACAGGCGATTGGTGTGATGATCGTTATGGAGAACATCAAGAAGGACGAGTCAAATGGAAAACGATAACACCGAAGGGCCCAGTAGTAACAAAAAAATAAAGAACAATGTAGTAAAAGGCCCATGGCTAGACAAAGAAGAAATGTCTAATTTGTATGATGAAAGTAAGAAAATTGCAAATGACATAGAAGTAATTGATGGCATTACAAGTCAACTTATAATTCCATTGATACACAAATTTAATGAAGAAGGTTTTGATTTAACTTCACCTGAGTTTTTAAAAGAAATTGGATATATAAATGAGGTGGTAAAATCTATGCTTTATAGGAAGTTTGATTATGGACACACTATGAGTGTATTCATTGATAATCTTATGATAGCCAAAGATGGTATCATATCAATAGATAAAGACATGCTAGATGACATGTTAGATGTTATGGAAGAAAGTTATGAACAACCTATCGAGTGATCCCATTGTATGGGAAAATTTTAGTCCTACAATTTTGGAATTCAAATTACCAGAAAAATTTATTTCATTAGTTAATCTTGCAGGAGATGCAGTATTAGGTGATGAAAGTCTTTCTAAGAAATTTGATTTTTCTGAAAACCTTGTTGGTAAGGTATCAAAAGAAATAAAAATTCCTGCTTATGATAAAGAAGAAACTAAGTATTTGTCAGACACAATCAAAGAAGGCTGTTTAGGATATCTTAAACACATGGAAGTTGTCAATCGTGCGTATGGTTGGTCTAAGATTTCAAAGGGTAAACAACCCACCATTGATAACATTCATCTTGCACAAAGTTGGATTGTAAGTCAGTATAAACACGAATACAATCCATGGCATACACACAGTGGTAACTTTTCTGGTGTTATCTATCTAAAGATACCAAAAGATATGCACAAAGAAAATGATAAAGAATTTAAAGATCACTATCCAGCAACAGGTCTGATTGAATTTATGTATGGTGAAAAATCAGACTTTAGAAGTGACAATCTTAAATTTGTTCCAAAAGTTGGAATGATGTTAATATTCCCATCTTGGTTAAAACATACTGTTTATCCATTTTATTCTGATGGTGAAAGAAGGAGCATGAGCTTTAACGCACATTATAAATTATGATAATTATTGATATGAATCAAATCACAGTAGCTAGTCTAATGATGCATTTGAATATGACTAAATCTAAAGAACCAGATGAAAACATGGTAAGACACATGATTCTCAATTCGGTTCGTATGTATCGCAGTCAATTTACTGAGGAATATGGTGAGGTTGTACTTGCTTATGATTCCAAACATTATTGGAGGCGTGACTTCTTTCCTAACTACAAAGCAAGTCGTAGGAAAGGTAGAGAAAAATCTGACTTGGATTGGGATGCAATCTTTGAAGTTCTGAATAAAATTAAAGCAGAGTTCAAAGATAACTTACCATATAAGTACCTTGAAGTTTATGGTGCAGAAGCTGATGATATTATTGCTACTCTTGTGAAAAACAAGAAAGAGCCAATTATGATTGTTTCTGGAGATAAAGACTTTATTCAGTTACAAAAATATTCTGATGTAAAACAATATTCACCCATTCTCAAGAAGTATGTAAATGGATATAATCCAGATACCTATATAAAGGAACACATACTTAAAGGCGACACTAGTGATGGAGTGCCTAATGTTCTATCACCTGATAACACTTTTGTAGATGGATTAAGACAAAAACCTTTAACAAAGAAAAAGATTGAAAACTGGTTGGATGCAAATATTGATGATTTACCTGATGAAGTTAAAAGAAATTACCAAAGGAATGAAACTCTTATCAGTCTTGATAAGATTCCATCTGAGTTGGAAACTGAAATTAATGAAGTTTTTGACAATGCTCCCTGTGGCAATCGAAGTAAACTATTAAATTATTTTATACAATCTAGATTGAAAAATCTTACTGAAACAATTGGAGAATTTTAAACATGGCTAACCCTGTAGAAGTATACACACCGCTCTTTTCAGAAATACTTGAAAAAGTAGCAAAAGCAAAAACTAAATCACAGAAGGTTCAACTCCTTCAAAAACATAATACTGATTCATTAAGAATGTTTTTGAAAGCTGCATTTGATCCTAAATTAGAATGGGTATTCCCAGAAGGTGAAGTTCCTTATACACCTAATGATGCACCAGAAGGAACAGAACATAATGTATTAGCTAGAGAAGCAAGAACACTATGGCATTACATTAAAGGTGCTGATCCTAAAACTCGTCAAGTACAAAAAGAAAATATGTTCTTTCAGTTACTAGAGTCGTTACACGAAAGTGAAGCAAAACTTTTGGTTCATGCAAAGGACAAAAAACTACATCAAGTCTATAAAGGATTATCTTCAAATGTAGTTCAAGAAGCATTTGGTTGGGATGAAAACTTTGTAGTTCCTGCTCCAGAAGAATATCCACAAGGTTCTCGTTCTGCTAATGGTAATGACTAAATTAGAAGCATTACTGCTGGGAGTAAACGTGTTTGATCCCCGAATCAAAAAAATAGTATTTGCTGAACCTGATCGTCAAGACAACACTGTTGAACTAATCGCAAGTGAAAACTTCACTAGTCCAGAGATAATGTCATTGTGTGGTAGTATCTTAACCAACAAGTATGCAGAAGGTTTGCCCGGCAAAAGATACTACAATGGTTGTGATGAAGTTGACAAGGTAGAAGAACTTGCAATTGAATATGCAACTAAACTATTTGATTGTAGCTTTGCAAATGTTCAACCACATAGTGGTGCAAATGCAAACCTTGCAGTATTCAAAGCATTCTTGAAACCAAACGACTTAATTGTCAGTATGGACTTATCTAGTGGTGGACACTTGTCACATGGTGCGAATGTTAATATAAGTGGTAAGTGGTTCGTTATCAAGAATTATGGTGTTGATGATAATGGAATTATTGATTATGATGAAGCAGAAAGACTAGTATTAAAACATAGTCCTAAAATGATTATTGCAGGAGCAAGTGCATATAGTCGAGTGATTGATTGGAAACGATTCAGAAAAATGGCAGACTCGGTAGGTGCAATCTTACTTGCAGATGTCAGTCACTATTCTGGATTGATTGCTGGTAAATCATATCCTAATCCATTTCCTTATGCTGATGTCGTAACATCGACTACACACAAAACTTTACGAGGCCCTCGTGGTGGTATGATTTTGTGGAACGATAAAGAATATAGTAATAAACTTAATAGTGCAGTATTTCCCGGCACTCAAGGTGGGCCTCTGATGCACATCATTGCCGCTAAAGCACAATGTTTCTACGAAGCATTACAACCAGACTTTCATTTATATACTGAACGAGTAATAGCTAATGCAAACATGATGGCAAAAACATTCATAGCTGCTGATGTAGAAATAGTATCTGGTGGAACACAATCTCATATGTTTACTATTAACTTGAATAAAGAAAAGTATAGTGGTCGTGAATTTGCAGATTTACTAGAAGAAAAAGGTATTACTGTAAATAAAAATGGTGTGCCTAACGACACTCGTGGTTTTATTGAAACCTCTGGAGTTAGAATTGGAGTTGCCGCAGAAACTACTAGAGGGTACGATGAGGCGTGGTTTAAAACTCTTGCAGAAACAATAATTCGTTATTTAAGGTCTTAAATTAAATTGCAAAATCCATTGACTTTCCATTTTACCTGTGTTACTATAGCTGTACAAAATAAGAAAATATAGGTTTAAAGTATGTTTAAAAATATTATTGTAGGTTGTATCGGTGCTTTTGGTTTGATACTAATTCTTGGTGTAGCTGGTTCTGATTGTGGTGGTAGTTGTATGGAAGATGCAATGCCACTTAATAAAATGATGATTTATGGAACTATTGGCATAATAATGATTGCATTTTCTGTATATTTTTTGAACAAAAGACCTTAAAGGCTTTGACCCAACTGACACTCTCTCTCTCATTTCTCTCTCGTCAGTTGGGTCATTTAATTAAAAAGAGAAATGAGAAAGCTTTAATATGAATACTGTTGAAATTTCTGGTGGTCACAAATATCAAAGAAAGCTTTGCGATTCAGTTATCAACTATACAATTAAAAAACTATTACCTCGCCTTAGGACATTAGAGATTAATGTTGAACTAACAAACATACCAAATGATGCAACAGGTTATTGTATGATTGGTGATAACAATCGTGAATTTTATATTGAAATAGATAAGAAACTTAATTTAAAAGAGATGGTTTTAACAATTTGTCACGAAATGGTTCATGTGAAACAATATGCTCGTAATGAAAAAGCGATTGAAAGTGAAGCTTGTCGTTTAGAACCTAAACTGGCACTTGAATGTTGGGAAAATAATATAATATGAATATATTCCACTTACACAAAGACCCTGTAATATGTGCAGAGATGCACATAGATAAACATGTAGTCAAAATGCCTATTGAGTATGCACAACTAATGTCAACTGCACACAGAGTACTTGACGGAGAATTGTATTTAGGTAAAACTATAAATAATAGAAATATTAAAAGATGGCGATTGTCTGATGAACGAGAAAATGTTTTATACAAAGCTTCTCACATCAATCACCCATCTGCAATATGGGTTCGTGAGTCTGTCGAAAACTATTTACAAATGTATAAACTCTACAAAGCAACACTAGCAGAGTATACAACTCGTTATGGTAAAGTGCATGGTTCAACTAAACCATCAGAGTTACTTGAGAATCCACCATTGAATATTCCTTTTAAGAAAGGAACACCAATGCCTCAATGTATGCCTGATGATTGTAAGGTGGCAGGGAATCCAATTCTTGCTTATAGAAAGTACTACATAAGAGAGAAAAAAGGTTTTGCAACTTGGAAAGGTAGGGAGATACCAGAATGGTACAGGACGACAACTTAGTATATGATCGTTTGCTTAGGAGACAAATCTTAGGCACAGATGGTAAAGATAAAGTTGTCGATTATAAAGAAATAACAGGAAAATATTACAATACTACAATGTCAAAATCTATAGAAATGGATATGCAAGCACTAACAAAATCTTATTATACAGCACTTGAGCGAATAACAGAATTGATTGAAGAAAATAATGATTTAAAGGAAAAACTTAAAAATGCCGACATACACACTTCTTAATACTGAAACTGATGAGATGTCTGAAACATTTTGTTCTTGGTCTGAATTAGAATCTTTTTTAGAAGAACACCCTACATTTAAAACTATAATTAATACAGCTCCAGCACTTGTTAGTGGTATCGCAGGAAGAAGTTTTAAGACTGATGATGGATTCAAAGAAAACATGGCAAGGATATCTGCCGCACACCCCAATTCACCATTAGCTGACCAATTTGGTACAAATAAAGATATAAAAACATCTAAAACTAATGCTGTTCTTAAAAAACACAAAGTAAAAAGTATTGGAAAGTCACACGATTTAAATAATATTTCCAAAGAATATAAGAATAATGAACTTGTAAAGTAACTAAATAGTTTTGTATGGATAACAAGATAAACTAATTTCAGTTTTCATACACCTTGTGTGGTATGTTGTGCGAAATAATATTGACCATAGCATATCACACTCTCTTTTTAAAAAGGATTGGTAATGGCAAATAAAAAAGATATAACCTTCAGTCAACTGACTACAATTAAACCTGTAACCGACAATCAAAAAAATGTATTTGAGTCTTGGAAAAAAGATAAGAATCAATTTCTATTTGGTTGTGCTGGAACAGGAAAAACTTTCATTTCATTATACCTTGCATTGAAACAAGTATTAAATCCCGAAACACCATTCGATAGAGTTATCGTGGTGCGTTCACTTATTCCTACAAGAGAGATTGGTTTTTTGCCGGGCGATGAAGAAGATAAAGCTGCACTCTATCAAGTACCATATTCTAACATGATGCAATTTATGTTTGAACAACCAAACGAACAAGCATTTAGTATGTTGTATGAACGCTTGAAATCACAGGGAAGTTTTTTCTTTTTATCAACATCATTTCTTAGAGGTCTGACCTTTGACAATAGTATCATTATTGTTGATGAATGTCAGAATCTAAACTTCCACGAATTGGACACCATCATTACCAGAGTAGGTCAAAATTCTAAGATTTTCTTCTGTGGAGATTTTGGACAATCTGACTTGACTAAGCTTAATGAGAAAAATGGACTTATGGATTTCCTACAGATTTTACAAAACATGGACGAGTTCGATTGTACAGAATTTAATATTGGAGATATTGTTCGCTCAGGATTTGTTCGTAACTATCTTATTCAAAAGACCAAACTAGGAATGGGCATTGAATAATTAAACCTTTACCCCTTGACAATAACATATAGCTATGTTATAATTATTACTTAATATTATGGCAGGAAACTACAATGCAACATACACACAAACCAATATCGTTAGTTGAGATAAAAGCAACCAACAAAGACGGAACTCGTTTATATGAAACACCAGAGGGTAACGAGTACCCCTCAATCACTACAGTCCTCTCTATACGCAATAAGCAAGGTCTGAACGCATGGCGTAAGCGTGTTGGTAATGATGTAGCAAACTACATCTCACGAACAGCTGCTGCTCGTGGTACTGCCGTTCATCACATGTGCGAAGATTATTTAAACAATCAAGACATGCAAAATCATACTAAAAACTTTTTACCACATGCACTCTTTACACAGTTGCGTGAAAATGTTTTAGATCGTGTTGACAATATCTACTCTCAAGAAGCAGGACTTTATAGTGACAAGTATAGAGTTGCAGGCAGAGTTGATTGTATTGCTGAATTTGATGGTGTATTATCTATTATTGATTTTAAGACATCTACTAATCCACGCAAAGATGAATATAACGAATCATATTATATTCAAACAGCTGCATACGCAGAAATGTTTGAAGAACGCACAGGAATTGAGATAAACCAAATCTGTATTCTCGTTGTTACACAAGATGGTGAAGTTCAAGAGTTTGTAAAAGATAAAAAAGAATATCTACCTTTACTAGTTGAAACCATTGCAGAGTGGGAAGAAAAAAATATGGCTGGTGTTGTTTTATCAGACCAATGCTAAAAATTAATGCTGGTGTAGCTCAGTTGGTAGAGCAGCTGCCTTGTAAGCATCAGGTCGTAGGTTCGATTCCTATCACCAGCTCCATAAACAATAATCACAAAGGACACACAATGCAAGAATCTAAATATAGACCTAAGATGTTATTGCAAACACCAAAAATATTTTCCTTAGAAATTGAAAAAGTTGCTTTGGAAAAAAAGATAACTCACATGGATGCTGTTGTTTGGTATTGTGAAAAAAATGAGTTAGAACCCGAATCTGTTGCACGATTACTTACTAAAGGACTCAAAGAAAAGATTGAGGCAAATGCAAGAGATTTAAATTTTTTAGTCGAAAAATCAGCACAACTACCAATATAAGGAGATATGGTAATGAATGGTGAAGTTAAAAATGCTTTTGGGGTCTTAGAAGGTATGAAGATAAAAAAACCTGACACACAGTCTAAAGACAGAATTAAACAATTGGAGTATGAGTGTGCAGAATTGCAAAGGGAAAATGCACAACTGACAGAACGATGTAAAAAACTTGCAAGTCGTGTTCCAGAGTGGCCTAAAGGTTATCGCCCCGGCCGCAGACCTAGTAACAATAATACTCGTCCACGCCACCAAGAGAGAACTAATAATGATCGTAGACCTAATTGATTCAATGGGCAGTGACTTAACAGTCGTTAATGCTGCCAGAGTATCGTTTTCTAAAGAGTCTAAATGGTTAGCACTAAAAACACCAGAGAATGGTCAACCAGAAGGTTTACTGAATGAAGGTGATAAGAAACTTATTAAGTATCTTGCAAAACATAATCATTGGAGTCCTTTTGGACATGCATCTATGCAGTTCAGAATTAAAGCTCCAATATTTGTTGCAAGACAATTAGTAAAACATCAAGTAGGTTTAGTGTGGAATGAAGTAAGTAGACGTTATGTTGATTCTGAACCAGAGTTTTATGTTCCAAAAGTTTGGCGATTAAAGGCCGAGAATAAAAAACAAGGTTCGTCTGATGAAACTATTGACTATGATGTTTCTTCTACAATGGAACTTGCAGTAAACACTTACAATGACCTTTTAAAATTAGATGTGGCGCCTGAGATGGCAAGAATGATTCTACCACAAAATATGATGACTGAATGGTATTGGAGTGGTACATTGATGGCATTTGCTCGTGTATGCAATCTTAGATGTAAAGATGACACACAAGCAGAAACAAGAGAAATTTCGTGGTTGATTGATGACCTTGCAAAAAACTTGTTTCCTACATCATGGAAAGCATTGAGGTATGAATAGACACATAGTCTACGGAAACGGAGAGTCAAGAGCTCAACTATCGGGCCCTGTCAATCCTAGTGGATTTACTACTTGGGGTTGTAATGCAATTTATCGTGATTTTACTCTTGACAATTTGGTTTCAGTAGACTATAATATGCAACAGGAAGTATACGAATCAGGGTATGCTTTTAAAAATAAATGTTGGTTTACTGATTGGAATGTTTTACCAAACTTTGATGCAGATTTAATGAAAATGGCTTGGGCTGATAGTGATGGTATAATATTTGAAACTGCAAGACTGTCTAAAACAGATTGTGTAGTTCAAGGTAAAACAAGAGAACTAGTTGAAAGCAATATCCTAGATGCAATGTCACAGAATCCAAATTTAGTTGAAAAGGATTTAAGACAGAAGATGGAAAAGGATATTGGACTATACATCACTTGGGTTGATAAAGACGACCAAGTAATGAAGATAGATTACCCTAGAGGGTGGTCTGCTGGAAATACTGCACTATATCTTGCTTGCAAGGCTGGTGCAGAGGAAGTGTATATGTTAGGGTTTGATGGTAGTAGTTATTCTGAAAACCTAAATAACATATACAAGGGCAGTAAGAATTATCTGCCTGAGGAAAGTCGTGGACTTAACACGATTAACTGGGATAACCAATTTAAAATATTACAAAAGGAATTTCCTGATGTAAAGTTTTATAAGGTTGGAACAGATTTAACATACGATGATTTATACAAAAACATACGTTAACATAAGGAGACTTAAATGTCATTAGATCAATTAAAGAGAAGCAATTCTCTAGATAAATTACTTGGCGAAGTACAAAAGCAAAACGCACCTCAAGAAAAAAAGTCTTACAAAGACGATAGATTATGGAAACCTGAACTAGACAAGTCTGGTAATGGTTATGCAGTAATTCGTTTCTTGCCAGCTGTCGAAGGTGAAGATATGCCTTGGGCTAAAGTATACAACCATGCATTTCAAGGCCCTACTGGTCAATGGTATATTGAGAACTCTCTCACTACTATTGGACAGAAAGATCCTGTTTCAGAAATGAACAGTGCATATTGGAATACAGGTATTGAATCTGACAAAGAAATCGCTCGTAAACAGAAAAGAAAATTACAATATTTCTCTAACATATATGTTGTCAGTGACAGCAAACATCCAGAGAATGAAGGTAAAGTATTCTTGTTCCGTTACGGCAAGAAAATCTTTGATAAGATTATGGCTTCGATGCAACCAGAGTTTGAAGATGAATCACCAGTAAACCCATTTGATTTTTGGGAAGGTGCAAACTTTAAACTTAAAATTCGTAAGGTTGCTGGTTACTGGAACTATGATTCATCTGAGTTTGAAAAACCATCTGCAATTTTTGATAATGATGCTCAGATTGAAGAAGTATGGAAAACACAGTATGCTCTTGCAGAATATTCTGCACCAACTAACTTCAAGTCTTATGAAGAACTAAAGACTCGTCTTAATACTGTTCTTTCTGGTTCTGTTACTGTTGGTAATGTTGCTGAAAAGATGGAAGATGAACCTGTAGCTGATGCTAGAGTTGATACAAAACCTGTCGATAATACTCCAACATCTGAAGTAGATAAAACTGATGATGATGATACTATGGACTACTTCCAAAAACTTGCTGGATAAAGGTAAAGTGTAGTAGATTAAGAGGTAGGAGAAATCCTACCTCTTTTTTTTATATAGCGTAAGATGATGCTCTTTGGAAGATTGGGTCTGGATTACCAATATAAGATACAGTAGAAGATGTAGTAGATGTACTGTTAGATGAACTAATATTGGTTGGAGCCACAACAATTGATGTACTACCACCACCATTACCACCACTACCACCTTTCATCATTTCTGCGGTTCTTTGTGCGTTAACTATCTGGCCTGGCTGGTTAGGAACAAATAACTCTTGACCTCTTTCACCAACTACATATGGTTGTCCTGTTCCAACTGGGCCACCTTCTGCCCTTCCTTCAACTTCATCATCACTGTTGCTGAATGGGTTGATCGACTTTAAAAAATCTCCAGCCGATGGTAACATTGATTTAAGGTCAGCAAATGATGGGAAAATGTCTTTAATTGCTTGAATTGCTTTAGATATAATACCCTCTGGGCCAAACAGAAAATCACTTAATTTAAATGGTACATCTGGGTCGCCAAAATTAAATAAACCCTTCAAAAAGTTAATTGCCAAATTGAGAGGCAAAGATACTATATCTATTAATTTCATAAAACCATCGAATAAACTCATATCAGAAAAATCGAACAAATCCATAACAAAATCTTTTATGTCTGTAAAGAATTTCATAATAGAACCAAATACAGAATCAGTTCCCTCAAATCCACAAATACTACCTAACACATTAAATAAACTTGTAATAGCCTCTTTGTTTCAAGCAGAAGACGG